TAAGGTATTAATAATCTTTAAAAAATCGTCTGTACCATTAATATCTAATGAACTATCAAATATCTCATCTAATATTAACAGATTAGTCGATACACTATTTTTCATCTTGGCAATCGCTCGCCATGTAAATAATAATGCTAAATCTATTCTCATTTTCTCACCCTCTGAGAATGATGCATATGAGAAGTCATCTCTAAATCTACTTTTGATTGTTTCGTTAAATTCTTCATCTAATTTAAAATTAACAAAAAAGTCCATTGACTGCAAATACTTATTGATTAACTGATTCATCACAGGTAGATACATCTTAATAATCTTTGTTTTAATACCACTATCTAATAACATTTGTTTTGCGGCATTGATATAATCCATTTCTTCTAATGTTGAAATCTTTTTGTTATCTTTCTCTTGTAGATTTTCATTATATGTTTTCAATGTGCCTTTTGCCTCTGATACATTCTTTGAACTATTCACGATCTTATCAATATCTAAATTAATCTTTGTATTAAAATTATTTAATTCTGTAACAGATTGATTATACTTGGCAATTTGTATTTCTTTCAATTTAATCTTTTCATATTCTGTGGTTATTTCTTCTAATCGTCTTTGTTTACCATTTACTTCTTTGTTCAGTTTTTCTAATGCACTTTCTAATTCTGTAAGTTTGTTTGTGGCATCATTGATTGCAGTGGTCTTAAATTCATTATCAATATCTTGTTTACAAGTTGGACATTCATCTTTCTCAGAATAAAACTTAATGTCTTTTTTCTTCTTTGATACTTTGTTTTCTATTGTCAATTCAAAGTTTTCTAACTTCTTTAGATTCTTCTTCACAGAATCTTCGTCAGAGATGGTATCTTTCTGTGTATTGATATCATCTTGTATTTCTGTTATCTTGCCATTGTATTCTGTGATAGTGTTATTATTTTTTTCGATCTTATCTTTATATTCATCAATTGTTGATTGTTGTTGTTTCTCTGATTCTAATATATGTTTTTCTTGTATGATAATTTTTTCTTTCAAATGAATAACTTCTTTTTCTAAATCATTAATTTCTATTTCTAATTCTTTTTGTTTCTGTTTAGCAATAATATTCATTGTAGAAAATACTTTAATATCAAGTATGTCTTCAACGACTTCTTTTCGATATGCTGTTTTCAATTGCATAAATGGTACAAAAGAAGAACTACCAAGTATAACGACTTGTGTAAATGAACGATAATTAATTTTAAGTATATTTTGTTCTAAGTATTTTTGATAATCTTGTATTGTAGAATCTTGATTTACTAGATTGTCGTTGAGATATATTTCAAATAGATTTGGTTTAATACCACGTTTAATTAAATAATTGTTTGAACCAATCGAAAATTCAACTTCAACTTCTGTGCCACCCATATTGATTGTATTTACTAACTGATCTTTTTTAATTTCTCTAAATGGTTTATTAAAAAGACCAAAACACAAGGCATCTAACATTGTAGATTTACCAGAACCATTTTCACCAATTACAAGTGTTGTATGATTCTTATCTAGTGATACCTCAAGAAATGTATTACCAGTAGAAAGAAAATTCTTCCAACGCACTTTTTTAAAATAAATCATAAATCTATATCGTTTGCTTCAGTGTATAAACTTCTCATTAATGTTTTCAATCGATCTTTGTTCAGTTTTGTATTTAACTGTTCAACATAGTTATCTAATAATGTTGATGTGTCTTCTGCCTTTTCAGCAATATCATCTTCAACACCTGACGAATCTAAATCAGTGTAATCTTCAATGACTTTTAAATCATGGACATTTGTCATCTTATAAAAACCATCTAAGAAACGATCAAACATATAATAATCTTTTTTCTTATCTACAATTACTTTAATTATAGAATCTCTGTAGTCTGAATAATCAAACTCAGAATAATCATTTGCCTCATCATTATAATAGATTTTTCGGTGTATTGTATATGGATTTGCAATACGTTCTATCTCTCTTGTTTCAGTATCAAAGACATGAAACCCTTTTGGACATTTATAGTCTGACCAAACCATCTCATATGGTGCACCAAGATAGTAAATATGACCATCATCAGATTTTTTATGAAAGTGACCGGTGAATACTTTTTCGAATCTTTTTAAATATTTTTTATCTAACCCATGGGTATTGGTAATACCATTTAACATTTCAAAACCAGCAATCTCTAAATGACCACAGACAAGATCAGCAGTTTCTTGTTCTAACATTGTTTTTGTTTGTTTTGCATTATCTGGACATATCCAAGGTAACATAAGAAAACGAATATCATCAATCGTTATAACTTCTGGGTTTGAATATGTGGTGACTTTGTCATAAGTAGAAAATAATTCTACTGGTGCATTTACTTCATTTGTGTTTTTATAATAAGTATCGTGATTACCAATAATTAAATGCATGTGAACATTTAACTCACTTAAACGATTAACAAACTTATTTCTGAAATCATTTAATGTTTTAAAGTTGACGAACTTACGTCTATCAACAATATCACCTAAATGTATAAGTGTGTCAATTTTATTCTTCTCTAAGTAAGGAAAGAATATATCTTGTAAAAATTTATATTGATACTCAGCAAACGCAGGGCTGTCAGACCTAACTCCGAAGTGAGTATCACCAATTATAGCAATTTTCATTTAGTCCATAAACAATTCAAGTTTTTTAATTGTTTTCTTTTTAATCTTTTTTTCTTTCTTTGGTTTTTCTTCTACTGTATTTTTTTGCATATAATCAACATAGGTGTTTGTATAATTACCGTTATCACCTTCGATTGTTTCATATTGATGTATATCAACACGATTTAATAATTTTTGTTTAATTTCTGCTTGTTTCTTTTCTTTCTGTATTCTTCGAATAAATGCATAGTAAATTATTTGTGTAAAGTAAGCAAAAGGATTATTTGATTTATCTGGATTGAAGTTTGACACATATTGTAAACAGTTCTCAATACCATCTGAGATCATATCATCTTTAAATGTATAATTAATAAAATTTGGTCTGTATGATAAATGATTTGCAATTTTAAGAAAACATTCGCCTATATAATTTGTGATTGGTGGTCTACGTCTACCACGCTTTTCTGCCTTAGCACACATGTCTTTATACTTGATCATTTCTGCTAAGAACTCTTTATTATTGACGTAATGTTCTTTTGTTTTCTGCGATTTCATAATATGGTTATTATATCATAATATAGTAAAAAAGTCAATATTAATTTATTTTAATTTTATGCTTGACTTTTATCTTTTTTCCGTTTATAATAGGGTATGTCCCTGCTTCAGAGAGTATATTCTTAGCTAGTGCTTAGTAATCTTACCAGCTAGTATATCATATAACTCTTTCTTTGTCAACTTCACATCACCCTTTGTAAACTTATCTTCTAATAATCTAGCATTCTTGTCAGCAACTCTTTGTTTTTCAATTAAATTTTTTTGTTTATCATATTTCTTTTTAGAAGAGGCATAATATTCTATTAAACCTTGATCAGGTTTTGTAATAGTCATTATTCTATTTTTTGCAATAGAAAAAGTTTTATCAGCTGTATGATGAATCCAATCTGTTAGACAAATAGTTTCATCGACTGCTCCATGCTCATTTATATTTGAATGAAGTTTGAGTTCAAGTGGTTCAATTAATCGAACAAATTCAGATCCCTCTTCATAACTAAAATAACAAACAACTTGTTCGCCATTTGACAACTTGACTATTTTTAAATCTTCTTGTGTCATACTATTATTTATTTAAGATTAATATTGTGGATTTCGTAATCGAACTGTTCTTCGTTATATATTTCAATGCGTTCTGCGAAGTGATTTAATGTAAAATTTTTATAACTACCTATTGCCATATCATCAGCAATATCAAATAAAGTAGCGTCTGTTTTAGATTCAGACTGTCTTAGACTTCTACCTATAGATTGTAAATTTCTTATTCTAGATTTAGTTGGACTAGAAAAAATAACATTGTGTAGATTACGAATATTAATTCCAGTGCTAAAAGTTCCGTAAGAGGCTACGATGATTGAATCTTTTTCGTTTTCGACAATCGATCTAATATTTTCTCTATCTACAGTTTCAGTGCCACCATAAACAAAAAAAACTTTACGGCCTTCAGCAGCTTTCGTTTTAATATTTTCATATAATGGAATGCCGTGTTTTTCTACATATTGAAAAAGAACAAGAGTATTGCCAGAACACCCAAGAGCGAGCTTACGAATAACATTATTTCGTACTTGGTGTCCTGTGAGATAGTCCATTTCTTCTTTATATGTGGCATTTCGTATTTGTCTTCTATTTGTTTCATTGTGTTTTAGTACCAAACATTTAATCGTTAATTTACTTAACTGATTTTTATCAATTAGTTTCTTTGTCGAAGTTGCACGATAAACTGGACCGAACAAACCTTCTAATACTAATTTGTGTGTTTTTGTACCGTCTAAAGTACCAGTGGTACCAATACGATATTTGGCATTATTTAAAGAAGTCATTATACCAGTCAACGACTTTGCTTTAAAATTATGTGCCTCGTCTCCGATCACACAGTCAAATTGTTTGAAATAGTTTTTATCGAGGGTTGCTAAAGATTGCCAAGTAGATATCACTACATCTTTGACAATATCTTTATCATAACCATGATATATTCTATGGCAATATTTATCAACATTCCAACCATAATCGGCAAAGTCGGAATACATTTGTTCAACTAAACTTGTAGTCGGCACAATGATCAAAGTCTTTCGATTTGCCATTTGATGAAAACGAACAATCGAATAAATGATCAATGATTTACCAGATGCAGTAGGCGATAGTAATAATAGTTTGTGTCGTTTGAGTGATTGATAGATTGCCTCTATCTGATAATCTCTAATTTCTATATCTTTGCCTTGTGATTGTGGTTTGAGAGATTTACAGAATCCTTCGACATCTTTGATATCTATCTTTGTTGAAGAATAAACATCTGGTGCCTGTACAACTTCTAAATCGTTTTGTTTTGCAAACTCTCGAACATATGCCAATAAACCTGAATATAATTTACCATTACGTTTATCATACAAACGAATCTT